TGGTGCACCTGCATCTTTAAAAGCTTTATCAACTGTTTTAACAACTTTTTGTTCAATAGCTTTTTTTGTATCTAAATTTGGAGCAATCTTAAAATTTTTAATAACTTCTTTACCAGTTGTTTTACCCTGACCAGATAATATTTGAGAACCTTTGGTAAAACTTTTTTTCATTAATTCTTTAATATAACTTTTCATTATTTTTTGCCTCCGTTTCTAAAAATCTGTGTACCCTTTATACCATAAATCGACGCTACGACAAGGATCCAAAGATTTGTAAACCAACTCGGGAGCTGCGAGAACATGTCGAAGAACAATTTAACCTTGTCCATCGCTGTCGGGTCATCCGATATCACTGCCCAAGCGAGCACCAACACGGGCAAACTAAGAATTATCAAAACTGCCTCATCTTTCCAGTCTGATTGTCTAGCTTCTAGCAATTTTCCTTGGTAAGCTTCGTCACCTCGGGCCATTTTTTCAGCATGCATTAATTGTGCATCTGACATTGCCATTTTCGTTCTCTGCTTGTTAGCATAAATCTTACTTCCAGCAGAAACGGCTAATTTTATTGCCGATAACCACATAATTAATAAGCTTTAGAGTTTCTTTTCTTTTCTGCTAACATTCTTTTCTGACCGCCAACTGGCATTTCAGGTTTTCCTGTAGCAATATAGTTAAAAGCACCGTCAGCAGTAGTTTTAGATCTAGGATCAACTTCAATACTCTGTTCAGCAACTTTAACATCTTTTATTTTGTCTAATCTTTGCATTTTTTGCTCCTTTTATTAATTATCCTCTACCATAACTTGCGCTTGTTGTACACCAGTCTTTGCAAGACTAACTCCAGCACGTAATTTAGCTAAATCTTCATTCTGTTCCATCTTATCTTCCGCTATTTCTTGTGCTTGCATCAATTTTGCTCTATTTAAATCTTGTGTTGCTTCATCATTTGTTTTTTTACGTTCATTTTCCATCGCTCTAAGATCAACTTCACGTGATTTTAGCTTTAGAAGAGGGTCATTGTCGAATTGAGACGTAATTTGTTTCTCCTCTTTCATGTATTCTTCTGTCATTTCAGCAATTAAAATAGCTTTTCTTGCTTCAATTTGGTTTGTAAGGTCTTGAAGTTGTGCTTGTATCTGTGGATTAACTGCTGCTTGCTGTTGCATCATCATCATTTGCTGCATTTGCTCTCTAAATTCTAATTGAACTTGCTCTTGAGCCATAATTGAAATGTGTTCAAGTATATTTTTTTGTATTGCAGCCATAATTGATGGATTATTTCTAACCATATTAGTTGACATAAAGTTTAAATGCGCTGTGATGTGTGCTCTGTGGTCTTGACCAGGAAAAGCTTGGAATGGTTTCATTGCCATTGCATTAATGTGTTCCATACTTGGATCCATCGGTGCCATTGGCGCTGGTGGTGGTAGCACCGCATCTACATTTTTTACACCAATTGCATCGTACATGTTTCTATAGATTTGATACATGTTGTGTAATTGTGGATTTGATGTTGCGATTTGTAATTGTGTTTGTGCAAGAGTAATTCTTTGTGACATTGAAAATATGTTAGGGTCTGCTACAGGTATAATATCTATTCTATCATCAAAATCTGTTTGCTTAACATTTCTTGCACCACCAACAACGTCATACGGATATTCTGGCGGTAAATATTGTGCAACTACTTTTGATAATAATTTAAATTCTGTCTTCATCGCTGCATAACATCTTTTGTGTATTGCAGACATAACTCTTGAACCACGTTCTAATAATGCAACTGTAGTTCCAACTGCAGCTGCTTGGTTACCATCGCCCACTTGCATATCAGCAATAGCCGCGAATCTTTGACCAGCTTGTACAACAACCCCTAATAAGTTTAGTAGTGTAGGTGAAGGTTCTTTATATGGTAATGGAAAGAACGCATCTCTTAAATTACCACCAGGTGCATCGACATCCTTAAATTCACCTGGTTGTATAGGGGCTGCTTCGTCTCTGACTCTAACTCCTCTTTGTTTAAATCCTGCAGGTAAGTTCGATAAAGTACCGGCGTCTAATAATTGACGGAGAGCCGCCGTTGCCGTACGACTCAATCCGCCAATCATGTGAATGAGTCCAAAGCCATAAAATCCAAGTCCTGGCAGAAATTTGAAGTGGACAAAATATTGGATCTTATTTTTCTTTAGATCATCGGGCGCATAGTTCCTTCTAATAGAAAGAACTTCTCTACTACCTTCTTCAACTGTTACGATGTAAGGTAATTTTATTCCTGTTGGTCCATCAGTTCCTTGATCTTCAAAACCTTCCAGGTCTAAGTTTACGTGGCACTCTAACAAAGTATAAACTGGTTCGTTTTTACCAGATTTCTTAGTGCCGTCTAATTCACGTTCTTTTTTTTCTAATTCATTTCTTTCAACATTACTTGGTGGGCCAAGTTCTACGTCTCTGTAAAAACCAGATACTTGTTGTTTTCGTAATTCGTTTTCAGACATTTTTATTGTATGAATAATCGCCTCCGCATCATCTAATGAGGTAGCTGTATACGGAACGATTAATTCATCTGCTGGTACAAACTTAGATACTACTCTACCCATCGGTACATCGTAGTATACTTTTTTAAAAGTTGATCCAGCTAACGGAAGATGAAATAACATAGAATCAAACTCTGATTCATATTCTTTCATCTGATCCATTATCAAATAATTCATGTAATCTTTTACACGTTCAGACTGTTGTTCTGTTCCAGGGTTTTTAACACCTATAATTTGTGTTCTAACAGGACCATCTGCAGGTAATAATTCTTTGTAAGCTTGTGCTTGGAATTGTGTTACAGCTTCTGCAAGAACTGGGTGTGTTGCACCTGATGCACCTTGAAATGGTTCAGTTCTGTTTTCGTATTTAAATCCTAATAAATCTAAACCAGTTGTGTAAGCTTGCTCCCAGTCTTTTCTAGAAGATTTGTAGTCCATGTAATTTTGAACCATCTCATTTCCAATTGGTTCTAAATTTTCTTCTGGTAAAATATCTGCTAAATTATCAAAATGATTTTCTGTGCCCGGTATGTTTATAGCTCCCGGTTCAAAGTCAATTGTTGCACCACCATCTTCTTCTGGTACTATTTCAACGGGTCCTTTTTGTTCTACTTCTTCTTCCTGAACACTAACTTCTTGCATCTCTTCTTCTGAAGGGATATCAATTTTAGTACGAGTGTTAGGGAGTCCTTTATCTATATCTGCCATTTAATACTCCTATACCTTTTTAACACGATTTAATAGACCTTGCAACCCTTGTGAGTTTGGTCCTGATTCTGGTGGTGGGCCTGATCTATCACCTGCCTGTTTTAATAAACCACCGCCTGCTTTGTTTTTTCGTTTTTGATAATCAAAGAAAGGCCCTGTCTTTGTTTTAAAATTAGATTTTATAATATCGTTATAAAATTCTAACTGACTTGGTTCTTCAAAAACTTGTTGATTGTATGGAAAGTTTTTTCTCTCTCTAGCAATTTTTGCATTTAAAGTATCTATAATTGTATCTTTTTTGTCTAAGAAATCTTCATTAAGTGTTTTTTTAATTAGAGCATCTAAATCTAAGTTTGGAGAAAATTCTCTTTCTTCTTGTTTTTTTATACTATCATCTATTATATTTTTTACATCTTCTCTTACTTTTGATTTTTTTAGTTTTGCCAGTTTACCAACTTTAAAACCTGCACGTCCACCCCTTGCTAGATTAGCAACACCACCTGCATCTGCTATTCTTCCTAATGATTGTTGTATTTGATCACCTGTTCTTAATACATCTAATCCACTCAAAGTTGTTGTAACTGCAGGTGTAATTCTTTTTGTAACACCTGTAAGTTCAAGATATTTATCTATTAAGGCATCATCATTTGTGCCTAATGATTGTTTTAAAAATGATCTTACTTCATCATCAGAATATTGTTTGTATAAATTTTTCATCTCTTCTTCTTTTCTTCGTCTAAAATCTTTAGCTTCACCACTTTCAAATCCACCTATCGATTGTTTAAATTTATTAAACGGAAACATTCTTTGACCTTCTTGTCCTTGTATATATTCTTGTGCAATGTTTGATGCATCTTTAAATGCTTCACTAGATATTATGTCTGCATCTTTTTGTAGCTGACTATCTTTTATAAAAGGACTAGATTGTTTTTCATAAGCTCTTAGTTTTTCTCTTTCAGCCTCTGTCATCAGTTGATCAGGACGTTGTCTTATCTCTGCTAACTCTTCATCTCTACGAGCTTTATTAAAAGCAGAAATTCTATCTTGTGCATCAAAACCTGATTGTAAAATATTTTTATCAGCTGTGCTTTCTAACATTTGTTCTCGTTGTAACAATGTTGGATCTAACTCGCCAGAGTATTTTCTTGGATCAAGATAAGATAAATAACTTTCAGCCCATGCTTGTTTTAAAGGCTTACCTTCTAAAAGTTTATTACCGATGATTGCTCCTTCGAATACTGCTTCACCAAGCAAGGCTCCTGGACCTAACAAATTTTTTAATAATCTACCACCTTTTGATGCAGCCTCTGCTGTCTCAACTAATTGTCTTGCAGCTTTCTTATCTCCAGCCGCTGCAGCTTTTCTAGTTTCATTTAAACCATCCTCAATACATTTAATACTATTTGCAAAACCTATACGTCCACCATCTGCTGCAGGTATTTTACACTCTTTAAGTTTACTGTTAATTTGAAGATTATTTAAAATAATTTTTTCTTGTTTTGAAGTTATGTTAGATAAACTAGCCTGAACAGATTCATCTAGTTTTCCAAAAGTTTTTGATCCTGTTGCTTTTGCAATATCAAATATACTAGTAGCTTTTTTAGTAATAGGAGATATTCCTGTTCTTTCATAATTTTCTAAAAGTTTTTTTTGAATTAAAGGTGGTAGTTTGTTAAAACCTTTTATAGTTTTGTTAGGAGGTTGACCTACTTTATAATTAGGAAATTCTACATCAGGATATCTTACTTTAGATTTTTGCACCACATCATTATAATCTTTTAAAATTTCTTTTTGTTTTTTGGGATTTCCCGAAGCATCTACTAATTGTTTTTGATAGTTACTTTTTACATTATCAACAAAACTACCCTTGTCCACATTTGCTCCACTCTCTAAAGGGTTTGTTAAAATACCTTCAATAGGTGAATATCTTCCACTAGATTTTACTCCAAAAACTTCGTCTAAAGATATTCCAGACGGAAGCACTTTTGCTATATCTTCTTGAATTGATTTAAATGTTCCTAAAGGTAGATCTAAAACTTGATCTATTTGTTTAGCTCCCCATTTGTATAAATCACTTTGATATGCATAACCGTTTCTTTTACCACCTTGAAAAGTTGCAGAACTTCTAATTACTTTGTCTGCACTTAATTTTTGATTTTCTGTAGGTGCATCTAATTTAGGTTTATACCATTCTTCTAAAGAACCTTCATAATACTCAGCCAATTTAAACAACAACCTAGAATCATAAAAAGGATCTTTGCTTTTAGTGACTTTTCCAACTTGTTCTAATAGTTTATTAGATACGGTTCCGTTTTCAAAAGCATCTATTATTTTTTTATTTTTACCAAGTTTTGTTAAATCATTTGTTATTTTTTTAACATTTTTATAATAATCATAACTTGTCTCTGCGATTTTTAATTCATTAACTCTAGCAACTCTTCTAATAAATTTAGGGTCGTATCCTTCCGCTTGAATTTCTTTCATAGGTAAACCGTCTTCAATTAATTTTTTAACTCTAGCAATGTCTTTTGGTGCTTTTATAAAAACATCTGTTCTATCAACTGGTTTAAAATCTAAATTAGGAAATTTTTTCTTTGCTTTATCTAAAACTGAATCTGAAACACCTTCTTTAACCATTTTTTTAGGCATTTTATCTAAAATATTTTTTGTAGTTATTTCTGCTCCTTCATCTAATAATTCTTGAATTGCTTTTTCTGCAGCAGGTTGTTTTATTCCTGGTTTGGTTTGTAAAGTTACATAGTCTTTAGCTGTTTCAGCTCTAAAATTTTCTGCTGCTTTTTTTGCTTTAGCAACTGAACCATATTGTTTTGCTCCAAAGTATTGCCCAATAAAATTACCTTTGTTTCTATCACCAAAAGAAACATACCAACCGTTGTCTCCTGATTTATATAAACTTCCTTTACCTGCTTTTTTCTTATCTTTAGCATACCCAGGTCTAGATCCATCAGCACTTGGTTGCACTAACATACCACCCCCGGCCATTGGATTACGGTCCATGAAATCTTTGTAAGCTTCTCTGTCTAATGCTTGTTGTGGTCTGTCTATCTTATCTGCTGTGGTTACAACTTCATCGTCGAAGAGATCCATTAACTCTATAATTTTATCTTGTAAGTCTTCCATTACTCACCTAACATTCTAGCGATACCGCCTGATGCCATGCCGTCATCAGGAGAATAATCATACTCACCCTGTCTATCTATGACCGCTTGCATTTCACCTTCTCCACCTTCTGAAATTCTTGCAGCTTTATCTTTTCTTTTTTTAATTTGTACAATTTCTTTTAATGTTGGTTTTTTACCTGTAGCATATTGTTTTAGTTTTGATACATCTGAATAAATATCTCTAACACCCTCACCACCTACTTCATCTATTTCTATGGAATAATCATCAGGGCCATCGGCTCTTCCAACTGGACCAGACTCTGCCACATCAAATTGTGCTGTTGGTCTTGGGTCTCCTTCATCAGGGTTAGGTTTCTTATATCGTAATGAAACTGGATCTCCGTACGTGTTTTCTGGACTTTCATATTCAACTCTAACAGCTCCTTCATCTAAATCTTGTGTTACTCTTACAGTAGTATCCTCATCTAATTTTTTCATGTGTACAATTTCTCTGTCTTTGGTTGCAAATCTTTTTGTAACTTCATCTCCTTCGATAATAACTTTGTTAACTAATTGATCAAACCATTCTGGTTTACCAGGCACATTGTCTGTCTTAATAATTGGAACTTTAGTCACTGTCTTACCAACTTTAAATGGTTTAAAAACCTTACCGATGATAGGTATAGACATTGCACCACCTAATAATTTTAGAAACGTTCTTCTGTTCATACCGTCTTTGAAACCAAGACGCATGATACCACCATCTGCATTTGGTTTACGAATCATGTCATCGGTTACTTCTAGGTCTCTTAGTTTTTTCATCTCTTCTGATCTTTTGATCATTTCAAGTTTACCTGCGTAGTCTCGACCACTACCTAGTCTAATCAGTTCTCCAACTAAACCTTCTGAGCCATCACTACCTTTAATAAATGCTTCTATTGTTTCATCATCCATGTGTGGTAAAAATTTTTGTAGATACATTTTTAAACCTTCTTTATCTCTCTTTCTGTACATGTCGACAACTTCTAACAGACCCACATACATTTCAGGGTCTCTTGATTTCATTTCTTCAAATCCTTCTTTGCCAAACACTCTTTGTAAAAATCTTTTACCTGAACCAACTTTTAAACCAATACGTCCACCGTCTGCTTTTTCTTCTGGTGGATCAAATTTCTTTTTAGTCAAACCTGTGTATGCTTCATCATATAATTTTATTCTTTCTTTTACTGGCATGTCATCATAAACTAATCC